AACATATCCCAGAAGTGGTTATGTCCGGCTGGCGTACCCAAAAATGTTGCCGACCCCTGTCTATCTGATAACGCTGGCCTCACAACCTCCCCCCATACCCTTGGGTTCTGCATCCCATACTCATCAAAAAAACAATCATCGAGGTAAATCCCTCGAAGGGCATCGGGGTTTTCAGCAGACAACAGTGTGATACGCCCCCCATTGGGGAAATCAGCACGGAGTTCGGTCTCGTTAAAAGTAACGCCCGGAATCACGCCGGAATAAAACTTCACATAATCCCACGCAATCCTTTTAGCCTGAGTAAAGGTTGGGGCAACTAGCGCAACTCTGGGTCTAGGAAGAGGATTAGTTAATACCCTTTTAATCATATGATTGACTGCCCAGACTGTTTTGCCAAAGCGTCTGTGCATGACCAGAACATTCCACCGCTTCAACTCCTTGTGCATCTCAGCCTGAATAGGACGAGGCTTGTAGGGTATCTTAACTTCCATTCTTTACTCCTAAGACCTTCAAAGCATATTCCCAGCTTTCAGTCTCTAGCTCTGTGTTTTCAAAGAAGTCTGTATGTTTGGTAAACTTCTTCCCTTTAATATTACTAACAGGCACAAACCAGACCGTGCGCTGCTCAGCAGATACGCAAGCCAGTATGTCATAGTCATGTCTGCTAGGTATCCTCTTCTTACCGCCAATGCCTGTTTGGAAATGCACCCTGTTCCTAGAATGCTGCCAATCACTCCTAGATGACTGACAAGACTTAACCTGTATCCTCAGCACCTCGCTTGTATCTGGATGCCATGCAACCAAGTCTACCGAATCTTGTTGCGCTAAAGCTACACGCCATCCCCTAGCAATCACAGACGCTGCTGCGATGTATTCCCCAGCTAAACCCGACTCTGTCTGACTAATGACCTTATCAGCCATAAAGTGGCGATTGCGCGGCACTAGTCAGTTTCCCACAGTATCTTGACTGTGCCATCCCTCACTTCAACGCCAGCACGGTTCTTAGCATCGCCAAACCTGTCTGGCATCGTCTTGCTGGCTTTCCACCGCACATGGTGTGCATAGTCCCTCAGCACGCCTGTGTCGTAGTCTTTCCTGCGATGTAGTGCGTCATCGAATATCTTGTCTAGCTCTTCCATGGCTTTCTCAACGCTGTACTGCTGGGCTTCGCGTACAGCACCAGCAAACTCCTCATCGGTTTTCATGCGTTTATAGAAAGCAGCCCTAGATATGCCAACGCCTTCGCACACATCAACGATAGTATGCCCATCGGCAAGGCCAGCAATGATTAAGTCTGTTTTAGGTTTGGTTAGCTTTGTCATGTAAGTCCTGTGTGTGTGCTGAGAACAGTCTATTAATGTATATATAAGAGGCGTGGCCGCGCTGGGGTGCATGACCTATTATGAACCCCCCCTACCCTTGCACTGTGGCATAAATGTCACACTACTGTTGCATAAATACCACACTGCCTGTATCATCCGTTAGTAATGCCACGCAAGAACTTTGTCTTTGCGTGTGCTTTGAATAAATCATCCGTTAGTATTGCCACGCAAGAACTTTGTCTTTGCGTGTGCTTTGAATAGTGAAATACACCCTCATTAATCCCTCAAATCATTGTCTCATAACAAATAATGCCTTCGTGCATTATATGGTATTACTTGCCATAGTGTAAACTTTTTTTTGCTTTTATGCTTTTTTCCCATTGACTAACCGGAAACTATTACCTATGTAGGGCTTATCGAAACCAAACAAGGGAACAAAACAATGAACATTCAAAACAAAACAATCGCCAGCGCAATCAACCGTGACAAGCTATATGACGCGATTCTTGACTTAGCCTATGAAACAACAGACCAGGCAAAACGTCATAAGCTAATCTTTATTGCCAAAAAGATTCGGCATAACTGGTCTTAATCTTAAACAAGGGGATAAAACAATGAGCAAAGTAAACGGATTAAAACTGTTATCAGTGGGCAATAATGCCAAGACAACCAAGGGCGATAATGACGAATATCTTACCGCCATTCTATACCTATCGCCAGCCGATATGATTGACGGAATCAATCTTTGCCCTATGGCTGTACTGGCTGGCTGCAAAGCTGGTTGCCTCAATACCGCTGGACGTGGTCAAATGAATTGCGTGCAGCAAGCTAGGGCAAGAAAGACTATCTTTTATCGCGACTATCGCGACCTATTCATTGAGCAGCTTAAGCAAGATTTGACGCGGTTTAGCAATTATTGCTTAAGAAAGAATATCCAGCCATGCGTGCGGTTAAATGGGACTAGTGATATTCCTTTTGAAAACCTTATTGATATGGAAAACGACTATCCAGAAATACAGTTTTATGACTACACTAAGACGGTCAATCGTATCAATAAACCATTGCCTAGTAATTACCATCTAACACTATCCTATAGTGAAGCTAGCAACCGCTATCAATCAATGGTGCTAGACGCTATGGCAAGCAAGCATAACCAGAATATGGCGGTTGTCTTTCGTGATAAAGATAGCATCCCGGCAACCTTTAAAGGTTATCCAGTAATAGACGGCGATAAAGACGATTTACGTTTTCTGGATAAGCAAGGTTGCGTGGTTGCGCTTTATGCCAAAGGCGCTGCTAAGAAAGATGCTAGCGGTTTTGTAATCGGATAATGGAGGATAACATGACAATAGCTCAAAACATTTATAACAAGCTGACCAATTGCCTTAATGATGGCTATTCGGTAGGCGTGGCAACCGCATATAAGCATTATGTGATAACGCCTAAGATAGCTAAACAATGGCAAGATGCCGGCAAGGAATTGTTCAAGATAGGCAATGATGGTTGTTTGTATATGGGCAACGGCAAAAGCTATCATTGCATAGCTTATGAAGAAATGCCGCTAGCCAATTTCATGTACTCTAAAGAATGGATTGATTGCCTAAGCATGAACCGCGTTTCAGATATAAGCATGAACCGCGTTTCAGATAAACCTTATTGGGAGAGATAAACAATGATTATCATAACAAGAATCCTAGCAATAATCACAGGCATTGTCTTATTGCTAGCAGGGATTGCCGCCATTGACGGCATGACGCTAATCAGCTTAGCAATAGGCACGGCATTGGCGATGATAGGGCTTAGCTTAATCGGGCTTGGTTTAATATCAATCAGCAATCTTATGGAGGAAATCAATGACTAAACTAGAATTATTGCAAGAAAGACAATCAGAGCGCGAGCAGTATCTAAAGCTAACTGATAAAATGCGCGAGCTTATGAGTGCAAAAGAGCGCGACTGGCAAGCGATAACAACATTGCATGAGCAAACAAAAGAGCTGCACAATAAGCTGTATTCATACACATACATGAAAAAGCCAGAAACGGAGGGTTGAGAAATGGCATTACCAAAAGCAGGGAAGGATGGGATATCTGAAACATCACGCTATCACTGCAATAAATACAGGGTCGGGATGATACTAGAATATTATAAAGAGCTGACCATTATGGCTGCAGATGAGAAAGAGGCTAGGCATTTAGCCGAGGTCAGGGTCAGGTCAAGACAAGTAAGAATGCTAGGCGCAGGGTATTCCTTGGGCGACATTGAGCCAATATTGGTAGAGGAAATTAAACAATGAGAAATGACCGCATATATAACTGGCTTCATAGCAAGCCATTATATAAGCCCAGAAGTAAAGCAGAAATTATAACTGAAATTCTGTCTGGGCTATTCGTAGCAGTGGCTATTGTGGCTACTGTAATCATAACAATGGCTGAAATAGGAGGTTAAGCCATGTACACATTAAACACACAAGGCGTTTATCATATCCAGTCATGGATTGATAGCAACCAAGACAAGAACCCCAAGGTCTTTGACCTATGGGCAGGAGGCATCGCGTCAGAAATAGGAAGATTAGATGTTGATGAGGAACTTACACACAATGGCAGATATAGCTATGAGGTGGGCATGAAAGATGGGCAAGGACATAACTTAGTTATTTATCTTGACCTAAACCATTTTGACTATGAGGAGTTACAGTCATGACCAGAGGAAGACCAAAGAACTTTGAAAACATGAATCAAGAGGAACGCCAAGTCTATTTGCAAAGAGAAAGGGAGGCTCGCAACATGAGAGAGCAGGAAGCATTTTATAACCTATCTGAAGAACAACAGAAAGCAATCCTGTTAGCAAAGGAAGTGTTGGCTGACTTCGTTCAAGACTGGACAGAGTGCTTTGACATATACAATCCAGAAACCCCACGCAAAATGCAACAAGCTTTCTGGGCATTTCACAATCACTTTAACATAGAGGAGGCAGAATAATGCTTATAGTCAATCACACTTTACGCTATGTTTCTGGCAATAAAGAAACCTTTGAGGACCACTACCAACTAGCTGATACTTACGATGAAGCCAGAAAGATAGTGACAAACATCATCGCAATTCACGGTGACTATCTTCACTGCTATTCGATTGCTGACATTCTGGAGGCATCAGAACCGCATTGGGCTAGAAAGACAGACGAACTATCACAGACCCAATCAGACGATGCGTGGGGGGCTGATAAATGACACCGCAAGAACTAAAGCATAAGCGTGTATTCATGAACCTGACACAGAAACAGCTCGCAGATAAGTTCTGCATAACAGAGCGCACCATCAGGAACTATGAAAGCGGAGCAACAGAAATACCGCGCACAGTAGTGATGGCTTTGTCAGCCCTAGAACTAGAAAAGAAATGACGCAATGCTAAGCAGTATTACTTAGTAGTACTGCTTAGTAATACTAAAGCAAGGCTATGCACTTAGCCTTGCTTCTTTTTTTTTATAAAAAATATAGCATCTATTCTGCTAAGCAATACCGCTATGATTTGCGGAACTTCTTTGGTGTACTGCTTAGCAATACTGCTAAGTAATGCGTCAAACACCGCAGGGGATAACATATTTTTTAAGGCTTGTCAAACAGCCTTGATGGAAGCCGTTTATTTAGGACAACCTTGCTGACCTTTGCATGAGTTTTGCGGTGTTTCGGTGGCTCTGGTATCTTTGGAATAGCAAACATCGCGGCTATTTTTTTAGGTTCATGCTTGTACATGACTAGCCCAGTATTCCCTCACCAACATACACCAAGTGTCAAAGCTGACCGTCACAATGTCGGGCTTGCCCTGATATTCATCATTGAGAAATGACAGCCGAACAACAACCTTTGGCTCTGCCCGGTCATACTTATAGATTAATACAGGTTCTGTTTGCAGAGAAACGGCAGACGCAGCATTGACCACCTGATGCCACCAATCCTGATGATGATGCCCACCGTTAGCCATCTTGTAACGCTTGCACTCGATGACAAACCCATCCAATCCAATCAGGTCGCCCCTGTCACCAGACCTATACTGCTCAAGGTCACGCTTCACCGTTGCGCCTAAATTTTCCTTTATCATAGAAGCCACGGTTCTTTCCCAGCTAGCCCCTTTGTTGCGACCGTTAGTCATCCTGTACACTCACCGCCATCAGCTTGACAAAAGTAATCTGTCTCATCAAATACCCAGTCCTGTTGCCTGTCTATAAAATCAACAAATGTGGCGAGGTCACGCTTGCGCTCGAACCGATTGCCTGTTCTTTTCTCTGCGTCTATCCACCATTGGGCTAGCTCTGGATGTTCTCTTGCCATCATAGCTAGTGTCGCCTCGCTTTTAAGAAAGCAAAAATCACAGTTACCCTTAATTGTTTTCCCATTAATCATAGGCAATCGCAAATCAAAAGGTTGCAACACCCAAAACATCTCGACATCTCGTTTTGTTTTGCCAGCGTCAGCAAGTGGATATATTGGTGTTACCCCACCTTTAATGTTATTAGTTATCCGTTTAGGTTCATCAGCGCGGATGCCAACAGCATTGTTCCAACGCTTCCAGCCCAACGCCTTTAGATATTTTTGCCCTGTTTCAATCTTTAATATACCAGTACAGAATCTAATCCGTGCGCTGGGCAGCCTACCGTATTTGTCAATCAGCTTGTCAAAAGGTTCACCGTTTCGGCTTGCGCTATTGTGGTTGACAACATTAAACCCATTCTTGCCACCTTCTGTGACCTCATATTCCAACCAAGTGATTGGAACATTCCAGCGTTCAGATACCTCCTGCACAAAGTCAAGGGTTTGCGGCATCTCTTTACCTGTATTTTGAAACAATACACGAGCATTATCAGGCAGCCCATTATTGGCTTCAAGTATTTTGTAAAGCATATATGCCGATGTTCTGCCGCCAGAAAAACTTATTTGGACATCGCCATCAGGCAACTTAAATGGATTAGTCATCCTTCACCCATAGGCATCTGCCCATCTCAGCGTACCAACCACCCAATAGAACCCGATGCCAACCATCAGGTACTGGGTCGTCAATCATCGCTAGCCTCATCGTTATCTTCTTCATCCCAATCTTCCACTTCACCCGAACCATCACACTCTGGGCATATATCTATTTCAGTCCTGATATAACCGCCATTCATATAATCAACAACCGCGATATCAACCTCGACCTCGCCTGTTCCGAGGCACTCTGGACACTCTTTCATTGTTTTCTCCTATAGCTTGCTTAAACCAATCCTCCGCCCTCACACAGCCATCAGTTTCAAGCATGATGGTATGTATTGTTTCAGGCGATGGGTATCTTTGCCCCTTCAACAATCGGCTAATAGCCGCCTGTGACAGCTCACAACGCTCCGCGAACTGTTTCTGATTAAGGTTAGCGATTCTTAAAAAGTCAGATAAAAACATAAATATT